TGTTCAATCCAAGGATCATAATTTGTAATTTCTACTTCTGGAATTAAGTTATTTAATGCATTACCTTTGCCACATCCATAATCTAAAATGGTTTTAACACCCAGTGATCGTGCAATAGCTGAGAACGAAACTGAACTACAAGCAGCATTCCATCCATAGTCAGTTTTATCCCATAAATATCGAGGATCTTTATGGGTCTCTTCTAAATAATCCCACCTACCTTGAGACCAAGCACGTTCATTCATTGGTTTCATAATTTATCTCTAACCAATTTGTTTCTTCTGGAAGAATTTCAATAGTGGCACCAATCGATGCAGCCTTATCAATCATATTCTGAAGAACACCACTGCCATAAAAATTTGTTCCATAAGAATCTTCATGGCATTCATAGATAGAACCAGAACTACCCTCAAAGGAATAAACATATCCTTCAAGAGTAGCCTTGGTAATACCACTGTTTAGTTTCCAAGAATCAGAGCCAAGATATCCACCATACCAACAGGCAAACACCTTATGGACTGGTGGATATTTATCAGAGGTGATTTTAACAATCACCCACTTGTCTGGTCTGTAATCACTCATGCTTTATTCTCGCTTCAAATTCTTCATCGGTTTCAATTTTGACTTTTTTACCTTTTTGAAATGCTTCGACAATATCCTTGAGTAATATACCTTCCCACAATGTAAGGTTGTCACACTCAAATGTAACATCTCTAACATAGCGTTGCACATTCATACTCCAACTACCTTTAGTTCAAATCGATCAGCACGTTCTTCGTAGTTGATGTAACCACGAGGATTGCAAACAACACGAGTGCTACCAATCATATAATCAAAGTCTTCGTGAGTATGACCATGAGTCCACAGTTTAATACCTGGACGAGCAAGAATAAAATCTTCAAGTCTAGAATTGTATGCACCATTCATCAATTGATCATGCTTGTAACGTGGATGCTCAGAACCTTTGCTTGGAGCATGATGACCAACAACAACCATTGTCATCCATGGAGGAGTGACTGTGTAAGTTTCATCAATCAGATTCAACATTGCTTTATGATCTTCAACAACATCTTCTGGAGACAAAGTTGCTGGGCGAGTCTTAAATTTAACTTTCTTATGGTCAGTATCATCAGCATCGAATACTCTGTAGTTGACTTCTCTATTACTGTTTTCGCAAATCTGAAAGTCATTCATACGACGTGACACATGTTGCATAGTCATGCCATCTTCACCATTCATATCAGTCCAGAGTGTTCCACCGACAAAACGATAGTCACCATGATCCCAAACTTGTTTTTCAAGAAAGTGAACATTGTCTAAACTATGATCTTTTAACATAGTGCGAATTTTGCTTGCACTAGTGGCGTAATCACCATGGTAGTGCTCATGGTTACCCATAACATAAACAACATGGGGAAACTGGAATGAACAACGCTTAAAGAAGTCGATAAATCTCTGACTCTTAGCACCTTCTAAAAAGTTGTGTGGATCTGGTTTGCCAAGATCAGCAGTAACCATGATGTCACCACTAAGCACAAGCACTTCCGCACCCTCAGTGTTTTGTAGCATAAGGTCACCGAATTCTAAATGTAAATCAGAACAAATTGCTATTTTCATATTCATTTCTCAGTTAAGTGCAACCATCCAGTTGCAATAATTTTTTCTTCATTCGGAGCAACAATGCCCCTATGTGTATGTGTCCAGTCTGCTGGCCAAATCACTGTTAAACCTTTTTCTGCTTTTAATGCAGTTGTACCACGCACTTCACGTTGGTGGGCAAATTCTGTTCCACCACCTTCTACTACATCATTTAAATAAGTCATAAACACCAAGTGTCTATTACAATTTGGTTCACTTGCTCTGGATCTTTCAAAGTGCCAAGTTTTAAATCCACCACCAGCAGGATACTTTTGTATATTCATACCTTCTACTGGAAGAACACCATTCAAGTTAGAAGTTTTCCATTTTTCGCTGTATAGTGCAACACATTCTTGTAGTGCATTTGCATATTGCATTTGCATTAATTCATCGATGTTTAAATGTAAGTCAGTCGAATGTTTGATAGAATGATCTACAGATGAGATTTCATTCTTTTTAATTCCACCATCTTCCCACTTATGTTGATTCGAATTGTAATGTTCAATTAGCATATCGCACAGTGCTGGATCAATGTACCAGCCCATGATGAATATGTTTTCTTTGTTTACAATATGTTCTTTCATACCTATATTATACTCCAGATCCGAATAAAAGACAACAACTATTTTAAGAAAATTTGGATAGATGCACGAATTGCACCAACTCGAATGATTGGAGTTACTGTGTGGTCTGTTCCTCCAACCTGAACTACCATCATATTAAACTCTGGAATTAATCCTTTAATCTCATCATTTTCTCGGTAAAGAAATAATCCACCATCATCACGACCCCATGTATCATTTAGATAAATTGTAATCCCAGCTTTATATCCCATATCAGTATGCCATGGAATATAAGAACCTCTAGTCCAGTAGTGAAACATTACATTAGTCTCAGTGAATTCTGGAACTTCTTTAACAGATGCAATAACCCTCATTATCGATTCTTTTAAAGATTCATCGGGAAGATCGTAGATAAACACTGGCGCACTTTCTTGCACCAAGTCCTGCCCCCAACCACAGTTAGTCCTTAGTTCTTTACCAAGAAACTGCTTCTGCGATTCTACCAAACACTCTTTCATAAGTGTTAGTGGTAAGGCATGTTTAATTACCCGAATCATTCTGGATGGCTTTCTTCTGCGCTTTTCTTTCCGACTTCCAGAAAATACGCTTCCAGTCTCTCAGATGCTTCCACCATTGAGGTGCTCTCTTTATATTTCCTTGCTTTACATTCGCCATATAATTCTCCACCATAATATTCTAGGATGTAATTCATCTTTTTGATCATGAGATAATTCTTATCAACATCCTCTGGATGTAACCACTTAGGATTTTCGCTATCCTGTGTTGCGTAGTATTCATCCAACTGATACTGTAAAAGATCTCGATGCTCAGTTAGTGTCAATCGTGTGATACGATCTGCCGTTTCAAAGTCCATACTTAATCCGCTCATCTTGATATCCTCAATTCTGCATCTGGATTATCCCAGCATGCGTTACGATATTTGTAAACAAAATTACAAAGTCCTTCATAGTCACCCCAACCATTCTCGGGATTAAACTGTTTAAATCTTTCTGGGTCGGAAAGCAAAATATTCCAACCAATATCAAGAAAATGCTCGATATCTCGAGCATGAGTGAACCCATGCTCATCTGGTCTCCAAAGAACATCATAGAGAGTAAGTTCCATCTTTACCTTTACAGCCATGGCCATCGTATTAAGATTGTGCGTAATGTTTGCGTTGTAAACAGAGCATGGTTGCATAACCATCAAATCAACATCGAGACTCATACTTTATCCTCAATAAAATTTCTCACATAGTTCATGGCTTCCAATGCTTCTGCTTCGGTGCAACCATAAATCTCCATAATTCTTGATACCGTTAAATCTAGACACTCATCGTAGGTATGATCAATCGTGTGCGCCATATCATACCAAAGGCTTAGGCACTCGCTTACATTGTAGAATGCGTACCATGCAGAGCCACCCCAACGAGAGTAAGACATTATTGTAGTGTCCTTTCATGATCAGCAGGTCTTTTCAATATTGCTGCATTCATGATCTTATTAAAGTCATCATGACTTTCAAATTCTTGATTCATCCTTACCAAACGAGCAAGAATGATAGATGATAGATGTAGTGGATCTAAGTCATAATCAACAAGCATTTTACTCAATAAATCATCTATTTTTAATACAAGTGTGTTTATATCCAAGTCACTCATTTCAAATCCTTGTTCCAGTAATCATCGGTCTTGTTAAACCAAGAGTCCTGAGCAGAACCAGTGGTATCTTTCTTAAACTCATAATTAATCTCTGCCCACTGGTCATCGGTAAAGGTATGGGATCCATCGCACTTACCAGTGGGTGAACGACCACACCAGCATCTGGCCATGTCATCTGCAGATATTCCATATTTTTCAGTCATGATAGTTCTCTGCTAATTTGCCACTGCCAATGTGCATACAATTCTTTATATGCTCTCATTATCTCTTCGGGAAGCGAATTACCTTTTTGCAATTCACTCTCAATCACTCTTCCAAGAGCACGTGCAAGACGTAACTCGCTTAGAGATCCAACCTGATTCACCTCAAAGTCTACCATATATTATCCTTTACATTTTCTTGTTAGTCAAGTATTTAACACTACCAAACCATGTTCCACTCCCATAGATTCCATACTTATTTAAGCACAGCGTCACACCAATACTTAGTACTTGTAATCCTATTAGGGAAAGAAAGATTATTAAGGCTGTGAACACTCTATCTCTGCCATCTCTATTATCTTATGGGTAAAAGTTTGGAGAAATATAGAGAACCATAGCTGATTCAATACTTCCTCTGGTGCGCCACATTCTACTGCAAGTTCTCGTAGTGCTTCGTTCATTCTTCAACTCCGAAATGTTGTTTAATCTGGTCAATACATTGAGAACCACCGTTAAGCCAAGTGTCAACTGATTTAGGAACAGGATCACTAATAACTTGTTCACAACATCCGATACATTCCCGAACAATCAACTCGGCGAACTTTTCTAGTTTAGTTGGAATACCTTCTGGATTGTACGTTGGCAATCCAGCCTCATGAGCAAGTTGTTTAATTCGTTCGTTCATTTTCCAACTCCGAAATGTTCAATCACGGCATAATTCAATTCTTTTGCAGGGTCATCCATTTTTTTATTCTCCAGGTCCATGCTTGCTTGATGTT